GATATACACACAGAACGCACCATCGTCGTAATAAGTCAGTTTCCATTGCGTCCCATCTCCCCCTGGATTAGGAATTTCTGATCTCAGTCTGCCAAAAAACGCGCTGTAGTTTATAAATTGCTGTGTCATATACCGATCCAAAAAACACGCCATACATTAGTCATGATTTAGCTCTTTTGTGATTGACTGCCACCATTCGTCAATCTTCTTACTTCTTATCCCCTGACGTTCAGCCAGTTGTATAGAAATACCTTGCTGCTCTTTCGTCATGTCATCCCATGCAGATAAATTAAGCGCATCCCACTCTTCTCCGACGCGCTTATTTTCACGCTCAATCTTTCCATGATGAATATCCGCGTAGCTATCACTTTGTCGGCTCATGTCATGCCCCATCAATAAATGATTCCGGCTCCAAGTGCCGCTCGTCGATGATGATCGGCGGAACGGCCTCTATATCGTAGATTCGACTGCTTGCATCCAGAAAATCATCGTGAACAGCAAATGGATAGACTAGATATTCATCCAGTAACGTCTTGTTTAGTGAATAGACCTGCTTGTTTTCATCCGCGCGCTTAACAGGCGTGAAAACTCTGTACTTCTGCCCCGCGTCGATGACCTTTTGTTGATTTGTTGTAATTGCTGGCTTACCGTCTGGCCCGGTAGAAACTGACGCGAGATAAAACGTGCCAGCCCTGAAATCAGGCTCAAGACGTTGAATACGGTCGTATTTGCTTGCAGTGCCATCACGAGGCCATGCCAGTTCGTGAATGTCCCACTGATCTTTGGCCTTCAGCATCTTTTCCTCGAAATATTCGAGGTCAGATGTGCTCCCATATCGCTCGTAGCCGACTTTAACGAGCTGCACACCTGGCATATTGATCCATACCTTACGCAGCCCTGATAGCGCCGTCCATCGCTCAGAGAGGCTCATGCGATGATGATATCCATCCAGCAGATACTTATTGCCTGCGGAATCTATCCCAATTACAGGCATCGCCGTGCGGTCGCTGCCAACTTTTCGGCTTGACGCGGGATCGCACAAAATATAGACGTTGAGCGTAGCCGGTCTGATGTCAATGAAGCGCAGCCAATCTTTATCAAATAATGACTGAGCGCCAGCCGCTGGGTTTTGAAGCATTTGAGCTGCCAGCGTGGAAAGCGTTTGCTTTAGTTTCTTTTCTGCCCAGGCCGATTCTGAGAGGAAAACCGGGTTTCCGTCGAGTGTGCCGTCGTCTGTTGCCGGGTAAATCCGAGGCTTCAGCGCCTTTTTGTCGAGAATGTGCTGGTATGTGTCAGCGTAGCTATATCTCGTTCCAATGTGCCAACTACGGCTCTTGTCGTCTGCGCCGCGCGCACCAAGGTTATCTGATAGCGACCACGCCTCAGTCGTCTTGGATACCTGGTCAGGAGTCGATACTGACTCTTTAGTCACTACGTCATCATAGACGCGAAGCGCGAAGTGTGCGCCTGTAGGCTGACCATCAACTAATCCCCATGCTTCTACTGTGCCTTCCTTGGGGTTTGTGGTGCGTTTGACGACTATTCCTTTTTCCTCGCTCCAGCGTGGCGATTCTTTTTTGGGAAATTCGTAGAAGATGTGCGGATATAAAAGTTTTAGCTTTTCATTAGTCTCAAACTCTGTTTTAAGCTGAATCAAAAACTTCCTGGCGATAGGCTTTGTGTGTGAAAAAATTCCTATCGTTATCTCAGGGTTTTTTATTATCTCTTGCGTTATCCCGCCAAACGTAATCACCGAACTTTTACCGTGTTCTCTAGCCCATAGATCAAGGCAATCATCAGGTTCAGCCTCTACCTCCCGGATACGGTCATAAATCCACGGGTGCTTTAAGTCAATTCTGTTCAGAATTCGTGTCAAAAGGAAAAATCGGTCTCCCTTCCCAAGTTCTGCCATCTCAAGAAGAGACACTTCGCCGCATAGGTGCCGCTTATATATCTCAGCGTGCATCGCCACCGCTTGTTCCATCGTCGTGCTTGGATCGTGCAGCCACGCCAAAGCGTCATAGATAAACTTCATGTTTCCATACATCTGGATGCTTCGCGCCTTTGCTGCGGTTGCATGTAGGGCAAAGTAGCTGCAAATTTTCCCTGCTGTTCGCCCCGCCTTTTGAAATAGGCATTATGTGATCTACGTGATACCCAGACTCGACAAATGGTGTCTTGCATGACACACATAACCCATTCTGCTCCAACATCAACCCTGCAATGTCCAATTTGTTGTATGAACCAGACGCCCCAGCGATTCTTGCTCTGCGTCTTGCAACAAGCGCCCTTGCCGCTTCCGGGTTGGTCTTTGACCACTGGCGGTTTATCTCTCGGTGCCTATCTCGGTTAGCGTCTGACCACGCTTTATTACGTCGCAGCTCAGTTTCTTTTGTTGTGGTGGCATAGCGAACTTTTCGCTTAGCTAGCAGCTCTTCACGGTTTCTTTGATACTGCTCTCTCAACCGCTTCGCTTCTACTTCCTTAACTTCGGGACGATTTCGCCTGACCTTTGATGTTATAGCGCGACATGCACGGCATCTTGAGTGCTTTCCTCCCTTGCCTTTTTTATTGTTCGGGAATTGATCTAGAGGTTTCTCTATTTCACACCCTTTGCACAATTTCATTTGATTCCCGCGCTGGATAACACGTCACTAAAATTAAGCATCGCCTTCGTAGCCCCCTCTGCCGCGCCCCTGGCTGCTGCTTCTGCAGGGTCTTCACTTCCATCCTCGATCTTGAATATCCTGCGCTCAAGATCAATCAGTATTTTCATTGTCTCTGCCAGCTTCTTTGTTGTGTCAGTCTGAGCGGGCAGTGAAATTACTTTGTTGTACAACTCATTTATCCGGTCAATGCTTGAGCTATCAGTCGACACGCACATTTCGCCGACTTGTTTGAATAACTCCGTCTCTTTAACGATACATTCGACCTTCTCCAGCAGCGCTGTAACCACTGCTCGCAGCCTGCCAGCGTCCTTCCTATGCCCTCGCATAACACCAGCCAGCATTTCAGCATTCAGCTCTAGCCGCTCTTTTGATGCTTTCTTCTCGTCGGAAGTTACACATGTAACTTTTTGTGTAACTGCGTCCTGTGTAACTAGCGCCTCGGCCTTCGCTCGAATCTTCGCAGTTTCGTCCCTGACAATGCCAAGGGCTTTGAAATGATTATCGATTGCAGCGCGCGAGACTTTGTATTCTTGCGACAATTGGAGTTTGGTTTTTATCCCGGCAACCCACTCCGGCTCCATCTTCTCCCAATCTACGGGTGGGCGCGTCTTTTTCTCGTCAGCCATCAGTCACACCAGAGTTATTCGGTTCGCATAACTCTTTGGGAACAGAATGACTGAGAAAACAGGAAAATCTATCGGCTCATCCCACGTGACATGCTCTGTGTTTATTAACAGAGCTTTGTTTTGTATCCAGCGCTTGAGTTCGCTATTTGAAGCGCGGCCAGTATTTCTGCCCTCTTTCGAGGTCAGCCAATAGACTCCAGATAGGTGTTTTAAGTACTCCCAGGCCGTCACAGTTGCGCTCACCATTATTTGATGAGCCATTGTTTATTACTTGGCTTGCATTTCAACAGATAAAAAAATATTGAAAATATCTCTTGACATTCTTTGTTTTAGTATTACAATAATAAACATGGAAGGCAATAACGCTGACCTACTAGGAGATTAAAAATGAGCACTCAAGGCGAACTGACCCGCGAACAAGCAGTGTCGCTTGTTGGTGAAGATGCGGTAGACGAGGTGGAACGCGAGGACTGCGACTTTACTAACCGCGTTCAGTGTGATGGTGATACGCGGGTCGAGTTTTCGGCCAGCGTTAGCTGCCAAGACACAGACGGGAACGACGTAACACTAACAGCATACTACTACATCGATCAAGAGGACCTAGACGCTAACGGCGACAGCTTAGACGGTTTTGACTGGGAAATTGAAGGATACGAGATCAAATGACCACCTGCACATACCGAACCGTTAACCAATAGGAGATTAAAAATGAGCACTCAAGGCGAACTGACCCGCGAACAAGC